TAAGAAGCTCCCTTGTCCAGTCCCTTACTAGAGACTAGACTAGAGGCCCCTCCCGTCTGTACGCGGACTCATCACCCACGTACTGGCACCCATCGGCGTACAAGCTTAGTACGCCCCCTCGTGTCATATCCACTGGACCAGTTGGTTTCAGCGGATGGACATTCAGCAAAGTACTGAAAGAGGGAGTCCCAGCCATCTCTTCTGATTCGCTTCGATGTGAAGCGAGTCTCGAAAGTCATATACTCCTCACGCTGGAGGGACTTATTAGTCCTTCTGCGTTGGGCGGAAAGCCCAGACGAGTATGTGAATAGCAGGGTGGATGGGCCAGGTTGACGTGATACTGCCAAGAACGAACGTATCCGTTCTGGCACTCTATCCATAACCAAGTTACCAAGGTTAAGGAGACCAGCCTTGTAGCAGTCATTTGATATGTCTACTGCAGACTGGACGTTACCTGGTTTTACCTCGTCCTCGATGCTAGCCATGTACACAGGTGTAACATCTGTGCCCATAAAAGCATCCATACCGCAAGATTCGGCAAAACTACCCGAATAATGCGACTTGGCTCCATTTACCTTGAGCTCGCAAAGCTCTAGGAGTGAGGATAAGGCAGGCAGAGCACGTGACGGTAATATTATATCATCACCGTAAACGCGCACCATATGGGAGATCCCAGTTAAGGACCTCCAAAGCTCCGCATCACTGCGGGACTTTGACCCAGGGCTCGACCATATACTAGCTGCCAAAGCAAGGCAGCAGTACACTATCGACTGGAGCGGAAACACGGTAGCATTGCCCTGTGGCGCATACTTGCGCAACAATGCGTGCTGCTTAGTGTACCTATCGTCCACGATATATTGTGAACGAGATGCAGCGAGAGCGACAAGGAGGCAAGGTGCCTTCCTGAAAACTCTCTCTACAGTCCATGTCGATAACCTGTCAGAAGCGTTACTCAAATCCACGGTAGCTATACCAGGATCGAGCGAAGCCCTAACTGCCATGTCGCGACTAAGCGACTGATCAGATATCGCAATACAAGATTGCAACATCCCAGACTCAATCTGTCTTCGGATGAACTTACGCAGTCCACCTTGGATAAACTGATTGGCGGTCGGCTCGGACGCTATTAGCCTAGGTTTTTCCTGTGTCTTAGATACAGGTATCAACCTAGCAGGTAGCGTTCGCAGGCTTCCAGTAACTGCCTCGGAATACCAGTCTCCGTACTCGAAAGTACGGATATTGGCACTCGAGTGGCAGTCACGAGGAAAAACTCGTTCGAGTTGCTGAGACCAAGTTGGAAAGACATATTTGTCCATTCCGCATTTTGAATCAGCCACTGCTCCAGGTCCATGGTTCCCAACGATGGTGTCAGCATTGAACTCGTGGAATCTCCGCACGACTTGATCACAAACTCTTTGTGCGAGTCGTAATAGACCATGCGGATATCCTGAATTTGATGCCCCAAATAAATCTGGGACACACGGGTCAAATACTGCAGCGTCTGCAAGGTGGAGTGATGGGTTAAAAATCCCATCACTGTGCCAAGCAATAGAACCAGACCGCAAGCTGCGATCCAGTTGAAAGAACGCTTTACATTCATGGCGTATTTTATCCTCCGAACAAGGTACTTGTACCTTCTTATAGAGGAGTAGAACCTGACGAAGGGCTTTCACAGCCCCTACATCAGGATCACTACGCCATAGTCGACCATCGCTGTTGAACACCTTCTTGAAGGTGGAATTCATGAATTCAGGTAAGCCATCTCGGGTTTTGCCCAAGATCGCAAATTTACTGATATCCAGGAATCCTCGCGAAAGCGCGTTGTCAAGTGACTTCGCGCATGAAGGGAAGTCGATGAAGATTGACCTCTCTCCACGTGTTTCAACAAGTGAGAAGATGCGATTTAAATCTCGCTCCGACTCATAGGGATCAACCTGCCCCCATACGGTCAAGTCTTTAAACAGACTAACGTATGAGAGGTAGATGTTGACACTGATCCTTTTCATAGCTGGCTCTTTCTTTGTTTGAGGCAGTTAATGATCAGGCACGGTCCCACCCACTACGTAACTCTCTAAAGAAGCAAGTGCTTCAACATCACCCCCTGTCCAACGAGGACAGGGGGACACAGCGAGTAGGTCTCAAGAATCTCTTGCGAGAATCAGAGCCTTATTCGTTCCAACCCAAGTGGCCAGAGCCTGAGTGTAATAACCCAGGGTGGTCGAGTCCTGTTTGCCAATAGAGGCCTCCAGGACAGTCCATGTCGACTGCTTTCGCAGAACGGCACCGGCAGCGTCATAAGTGACGACGTCGTAACGGACAAGGTGGGATTCCTTTGACGCACCACGCGTCGCTGGAACTGTATGTTTGATGGTCAATGTATGATCGTCGACCCCGTCCTCCAAGAAATAGGTGGACGAGAAAGGTTCTGAATCGTTGATACGAGCCAGGACCTTGTTGACGGCATTAACAGAGAGAGTAATAGTGGAACCGAGCATGTGCTTGCTTTCAATGTTGTGTTAGCCCCGTGGCTTTCGCTACGGAAGCAAGTATTGCACCTTCCGCCAGTTAATGCGGATGGTAGCTAGTGAGAGGAGAATGCTAACCTGGCTAAAATTCAAATATGGAATTCGCCATTGAGGGATAGCATTATAGACAGGGTTACGGCGTATTTTAACCGTACACTTGCCTTGCGGGTGACTAGGAGTGTAATTGAATCCACTCCTAGGAAATGGATAGATAATTGACATGTCATAGGTGGTGCTGTACATTAAGTTCAGCGCTTCCCATTGCCATTTCAATCCTCCACGATAGGCGGCCATGAGGTCACCCGTTGTAGAGAACCAATCAATGAGCCACGACCACGGGATTAACTCCCATAGTTGTTTCGCAGTGATGGTATCGACTCCATATGCTATTCTCGCCGAGAGTGAATGAATTTCTCTCTCAGTCAAGGGGCAGACTAATTTTGCCCGTGCCGTGAACCAGTAACTTCTGGTCGCATGACAACTAACGTAAGCTGCATTTGTTGCCGATTGATCATCGGACAAAGGCGGAAACGGTACTTGAGCAGGTGAGATAGCATCCCAGGCCTCTTCCGTCAACTTGCGCTTGATGCGCTTGAAGCCGGATGATAGCTCGCGTAGGTATTTTTCACGTCTGTCAACAACGTTAACAAAGTCGAACAGAGCTACCACATCACGAATGATGGGTAGGATGCCAAACTGAGCAACGATGTTGGCCTTAGCAGAATGAGTTCTACTCCCTGGTAAATGGGAGAGGAGCTCTGTTGCATCCCTAAGAAGTTCAGGGATTTCACGCAACTCCAGCAAGTCGACTCCTAAGTCGGCAACTGGTCTGTTAGGGTTCATGTTCGCAAGAGCCATCTGGGTTAGAGCAGAGTCATTCAACGGATCACGTATAAAGTACGTGTAGTTGTACGGCTCTCTCATCAATAGACAGACCCCACTTTGCAGTGGAACGTCAGTTGATGTATAAACCAACCCAAAGAGATAGCGAACACCAGATATGGAAACTCTTGGACAAACGCCCTTTGCAACCGCAAATTGGGTATCTATCCAAGGCGTACCAAACGAATCGTCACAGTATTCCTTTGATAAATCACCTGACATATAAGTATATGTTTCGGTGGGGAACGCTGCTGGATTCGGTGGATACGTCCTAACAACGGACCCCGAATGTGTACCACGCAAGATGCGTGATCTACTACGGGTAACGCGAGTCATCAATTGCTAGCCTTGGAAGTGGGTCCTTAATTGGACGATCAATAGATCGCGGTAGCTCCTTA